ACGAGCCAGCATTTGTATTGGCTGGTATGCTATAGCTTGTGTTGACCGTTTGTCCATTCTGGAAGAACACACTGTCAGTTCCACCACCAGTTGCACCACCGCCGATAGAGCCCCAAGCCGTGCCATTATAGCCTTCGAATTGGCTTAAGGTCGTATTAAAGCGAAAGTAACCAGTAGCAGGGCTAGGCCGCTGTGCTGTCGTTCCTGTCGGGATATAGGCCGATCCAGTAGCACTGTCTTGAGCCACAAACCCTGTGCCACTGACGTATGCCGCTACCCATGCCGAGCCAGTGTAAACTTTCATAATTCCAGAGACGGAATTGAAGTATAAGGCTCCGGCAACCAAGGCATTACCGTCATTGTCGAGCGTCGGATCAGATGTTTTTGTTCCGAGGTAACGGTCGTCAAAATTGTCAAAAGCCGTCAGCGTCTGGTCTCTAGCCGCCTCTGCCGCAGTCTGGGCATTGCTGGCATTGGTAGCCGCTGTAGAGGCTGTAGAAGCTGAAGAAGCCGCAGCCGTCGCATGATACTTAGCCGAGTATTCACCACCAGCGACAGGGCCGGAAGTCTTTGTCGCCCAATCATTAGCAAGTGCCGCAGAAGCCGCTGCCGCCGCCTCAGACGCTGCCGCCGCTGCCGCCGAAGCTCCAGCCGCAGCCGCATCAACCACCAAGTCCCACTTGGCCGAATCAGCATTACTAGAGATCGGGGTCGTGCCAGTTGAGGTATGAGCCGTGTTAGCCCGGTAGACGTTTGAGTTCGATCCGTCCTTAACCAAGTCACGGACTGTATAGGCTGTGCCAGCCGCCCAATTACCGCGCCAGTTGCCGATGTCTTCACCGACGACAGGGTTACCGGATGAGTCAAAAGCCAGTGTCTTGCCAGCGCGGGAAGCCGCCACCGGAAGAACCATGTTAACCGTGCCGCCGTCTTCGACAGCCGCCGGGTCATATTGAGGAGCCTTCAGAGTGCGCTTGTTTTCCTCGGCAAGCTGCTGGATCATAATGATCTGGCTATCCAGTTGCTCATTTAGTGAGGATGCCTTCAGGTCGCCAGCGGTCACGAAGTCGGTCGTGCGCTCAATTGTCCGAGCGCCGATGATCGTGATGCGGTCGGAACTAGTGGCTGCGCTGACAAGGGTAATTGAGCCAGTGCCGTTTACTGCGCTGATTGTTACGGTGTAATCGGTCGTGAGCGTCAGTTTGGTGGCGTTCTTATAGACGGCCAAATCCGACTGCGTCAGAACGGGAAAGCTAAAGGAATATGGTCCGGTTCCCGCTGACCCGGTGTAAACTACACGCCTCGTTACTGCGGTAATATTATAGTCAGCCATAGCAAATCCCCTGATTTAGACCTTTATACTGTCAACACACGTTTATTTCAATCCGGCCTCTTTTGCCGCTTTATCCAATTCCTTCAATATGTCATTCCCGCGCTTGGCCATCGTGATGCGCTGAGAATAGAGCATATCAATAAACTGGCGCTTTTCTTCCGGCTTCATGCTCTTGTCGGCCACAATCATCGAAATAATACGGGAGTTCTGGGTTAAAGCGTTTTGGATCGCCTGCGGCTTCATCATCTCAAAACTATTGTTTAAGAGGAACGATGAGGCAGCCTCGTCACCCTGCTTGGCAAGAGACTTAAACGTATTAAATGTAATTTCACGTTCGCGGAACGCTTTATAAAACGTCTCCGTTGAGTCAGTCATAGCTTGCGGGTAACGAATCAAAAATGCCTTAACAAAAGGCAAAGATTCGATTGGCTTTTCTGGAAGATTTTTATCAGCAATTATGCCAGCTTGGGCCAAACTATTTTCCATTACTGAGATAATTTGAGGCCCGAGAGACCCGGTCCATTGCCGGATGTAATTATCTACAACCATAGGTGATTGGATGCTAAGCCCTTGTGGAGCGCGGTCCATCCAAGGAAGCGTTCTGATACCCTTAGCAAGCAATTTGGCCGTTTCGGTTGTGTATTCATTATATTGAAATTCTGGCAAGATTTTCTCATCTGATGCCGAAACAATGGGCCGACCAGTAAAGAATGAGCGATTAGCAAATTGCTCGATTTGAGGGACAGCTATTGTAGGAACAACGTCAATCAGTAGACTTTCGGCTAATGTTTTACCAAAGTCCTTTAACGCCTTCGGGTCTTTTTCTACCCAGCTCTCCATGATTCTTTCTGGCAATGAGCCAAAAACAAGGCCGTATTCAAATGGTTTTGGTATTCTGAAGATCGTTAAATCCTCATCCGTTCCGGTCATAATGATCCAGAACACGTTTTTCTGCCAAGCTGGGAGGTCGCGATAGATTGCGCCGCGTGTGGTTATTGTCCCATCTGGGAGTCTTGTCGGGGTTTCATCCGAGTATGCATCCCACCACAAATACATTGAAGGGACCGTGACAGAGATTATACCCTTTGCCGCCGTTTCAAATGGCTTCGTCTTAACCTGACGGATCAGACGATCCATGCCCTGAACACGCGCATTAAGGAACGCGGTGATCATTGACAAACTCTTTAATTTTGACCCTTCGCGAGCAAAGTCTACTGTAACCTCTCTGGAGGAAAGCCCTCTTTGAAAGACTTCAGAAGGGGTATCGCCGGGTTTTGCCAATGCCTTAAATTGCCCCAAGCGTGTAGCGTTTTCGATTACTTCGCTTGTAACGCGTAAAAGCTCAATCGGGCTTTTCATCACGTTAAACGCAGCATCTATAAATTTTGTTTCTTCATTCAATTTTAAGATGTTCTTCTTAATATAATCACGGTCCATTGCGACCATTGCCGCATTAGCGCCGCCAGATTTTAACCAATCTTGGTATGCTGCGTCCTTTTTAAGGAGTGAGCCAACTCCAGACATTGCATGATATATTGGCAAATACCCATTGCCCTGTATAAAGGCTACCATTTGGTCTCTTATAGCGTTACGTGCCATAAAATCGGGAGAAAGCGTTACACCAGCTCGAAGGAATCTTGCCGGAGCGCCAATAATTTTAGTAAACAGGCTTGCTGTTGATGCGTCCATTTGTCGAATAGAGTCAATTAACTCTGGGTCAGCCTTGTAGACTTCACGCTTGCCATCCCTAAAAACGGCAAATTCATCTGCCGCAAGGGTCTGCCACCCGCGCCTAAATACAGACATCGTTTCTTCTGGCATATTGTCGATAGAAATACCGTGATCAGCTAAAAACTTTTTAATCTCTCCAGTATCAACATTAGTTACTTTTGCTTTTGCAGAGACCTTTTCTATCAAATCGGATCGCGCCGATGATTCAGCAAGGTTTACAAGAGATGACAGAACTCTGTTCTTTTCTGCAATGTCTATATAAAGATAAGTATTTTTTACGATTGATTCGATTGGGTCAACAATTTTAAGCTCAGAGCCTTTAATCTTCTTAATCGGGTTTCTTACATTAAGGCCACGAACGCTTTGCGGCTTGCCTTTCTCATCAAAGAACCGATACATCGGCAAATATGATTGGTTGACTTCCAGCATTTGCTGGTATGTCTTTTCATCAATAACACCAGAGTCCTTCATATATTTTGAAATGTTATTCTGATATTGAACGAGATCATCAAATGCTTGTTTGAATTTAGCATTATCAGAAAACTGCTTTAATACTTTAGACGTATCTTCTGGTTTAAAGCCAGTTTCAATACCACGGGTAGAAAGCTCTTCAGCACGACGAGCAATAGCGTATGCTTTAAAATCATCAAATTCAGCCTTAATTGGCTTAATCAAATCAAGTAGAGACTTACCGTTTGTTTGCAATGTATTGAAATCATAGGTGCCGTATTTGAGAAATTGGTCAGCGCGGCCAAAGTTCCCAGCCGTGAGCCGAGCCAGCTCATACGGGTTATCTAGCGTAGCAAGTTTTTCGCCTTCAAGAAGTTTTGTTATCTTTAATATTGGATGGTATTTATCTACAACAGACGTAATAAAGCTATCCTTCATTGCGTCATAATTGAACGTGTTACGCTCAGGTTCTCCAATCCTATCAAGAATATTTTTAGTAGCATCAGACGATGGCTTAGGCTCTTCTATTTTAAGCGGCTCAATATTTTCTGGGCGTAAAACTTCTACTTTAGCTACAGTTTGATTCCCGCCAAAATCTTTTGGTGCCGAGGTTGATTGAAGATCGGCTATTACTTTTTTATTTTTCCTCATTATTTCTGGAAGCATTGATTCATTGATCATGCTTTCAAATGTTGATGGTATATCGTTAGACTTTGAAACAATCTCAGCTTTTAATATTGGGTTGTCAGATGTAAGTTGAACAACCTGATCCGGTTTTACGCCTGTGCGAGAATAAATATTCATCAATTTTGACGCTGTAAATTGTGCGCCTTTCACCCCGCCAACCACAATAGCCGCATCGGTGAAGTCTTGCATAGTAGGCATTTCGCCTTCAATGGTTCGACCAAGAACAGCCATTGCTGCGATTTCTGCCGATGTTCCGGCAAGGTCTGAAATAACTGGCCCAGCGGCTTGCGTTGCCATTTTAGTCGTTGCGCCAGCACCAACTGATCCAGCACCTACTACGAATGCTTTGCTTCCCGCGATTGCCGTTGCCGAAAAACGACCCCAGTAATCGTCCCAATTCTTAATGTTACCCTTTTGCAGATTCTGAATATATGCGTTCCTAATGATTTCTGGAACGGCAAAAGCACCGCCACCAGCACCGAGCATTTGTCCGGTTGGCCCAGCGACTTCAGCGCCTAATTCAGAACCATACCAAGCACCAGCAACCATCGCTGGGAAATCACCAACGGCTTGACCGAGGGAGAAAGCAATACGGCTTGCTGCCGGGTCATCTGGAGAAACTTGTCTGTCTGGCAATGCGTTTCTGGTCATAAGTCCAGTAACAGACATACCAAATCCAGCATCAAGCGCATCAAGGATTGTCAGTGGCTTTTTGCCAGAGTTTTCAATCGTCTTTTTAAGCTGCTCTGTAAACTGATCAAGTTGCGGAACTGGCGCTGCTATACCCTCTGTAGGGGCATAGTTTTCATACCACGGCTTCTCAGCTTCTACGGCTTCATTTGCAGGAGCATATTGATCATACCACTCAGCCATTATGGTTTAGTCCTTACAATCTTCTTCGGATCGTCTTTAGCAATAAACTTAATTCCCTGCCCAGACGGTAGCTTTGCAATTTCGTCTTGCGTAAGGCTTGGTATTTCGGCAGCCTTTCCAGATTCACGCATCATCTCTGCTGCCTGACTTTTAATAATTTCAGACAATGAACGCTTGTAAGTGCTTACCATCGGCCACAAAGAAGTATTCTGAGTCGGGTCAAGGAGTTGATTGGGCGTCAAGCCCTTTGCAATCCCTTCTTTATATTTTCTGTCAAATTGATATGTAAATGCAAGAAATTGATCTTGAGCTAACGGGTCTTCAACGCCAAACTCATTCTTCCCAATAATCACATTCTTTGCGCTATTGATAAATTGAGTAATCTGCTTTGTTTCAAGTTTATCTGGGTTATCAATGAGTGTTCTTAATGTATTGATTTCCGATATACCAATCTTGCCAGAACGAACGTATGGCTCAAGCTGATCAGTTGACACAATTTCACCAGACTGAATCTTGGTGGTTATTTCTAAATATGAAGCTGCGTCTGGTTTCGTATCTTTCTTATTGATATTGTTTAACAAAATACGAAATGTCTCTTTGCTTCCTTCGCCAAATGTAGGAAGATTTGCGGCTTGAATATCGGCAATAGTTACAATACTCGAAGTGTCTCCGGCTTCCATATTTGTAAGCCTAGTAAACAGATCATTTCGTGTTACATTATATGCAGCCTTTTTCTTTGCCTCTTCAGCTTCAACAATGCGCTTATTGTCTGCTTCAGCAAAAGTATTTAACTCTCTAACTGTCTTAACCGCAGCAATAAATTGATCTGGTTGCATGGCCCCTAAAACAGAATCAAGCGTCTTATTCCCAGTTGATTTACCAGTTTTATAATCATTAAGAGTTTTGAGATACGTTTCCCTATCTTCATCAGTAGCAAAAGATAAAGCAATGTTTGTCACGTAGTCTTTACGAGCATCTACCAGAACTTTTTGAAAGTTTTGCAATGCTTGTTCTCTAATAGGCCTAGATATTTTAGAGCCAAGTTGATCTACCTTTTGATACTCTAATGCAATTAACTCATTAACAGATGTTATCTTGCCAGATGTAGGATCATATCTATCACCAGCGGCAAGAATTGAAGCTATTGATTGTGTTCTTGCATCAATTTCTTTTGCAGTCGCAACTTGCGCCTCTTTAATAGAATTTGCAGCAAGTCTTTTTGTAGCAGATAGATATTGCGTATTAGCCTTATATGCTAGTTCTGCTTTAATCTTTTGCGATTCAACTGGGTCAATCTGTTGCACAGCGCCAGAAAAGCCATCAATCATGGCATTCATGCTTTTTAACCCAGCATCAGGTGAAAGCTGGCCAGTTTCAATTTGATTGGCAATCTTTGTCAGCTCTGTATGACTTGCGTAATACATATTTGTGCGAACAACTTCTTGCTGCGCTTTCATCGCCGCGCGGCCAAATACTGTCGTTGCATCCGTTGTCGTTTCTAATGGAGTGCCAGACTTATACGCTTCAACTAATTGTTCAGCCGATGGAGCAGTTTCAGCACCGTATTTTTGACCTTCTATTACTGCTTGTTGTTCTGCTTCTTGTAAATAAAAAGAAGTCATACGGTTCATTTGAGCAGACAACTGATCGAATGGCGCAGACACATCACGGAACTGGCCCTGCGGTGTAGCTACCGCAATGTCGCTAGATGTATATCGTGGCATAATGGCCATTATCTAACCCCTTAGTCGCCGTAATAAACGCCGCGCTTTAGAACATTAGCGCCAGTTGAATTGAGATTTAGTGAAGATGATCCAAGACCTGTAGGCTGCCAACCAATGCCTTGAATCTGAGCGCCAGTCGATAGCAATGTGCCAAACGCCTTGATGTATCCGGCTTGAGCGGCAGCATCACCCTGACGGCGCATTTCAGACGCATTGATCTGACCCCCGAGCAACGCGATCTGTGCGTTGTCTTCGGTCATGATCTTTTCTTCTACGCCCTTACCGAACGCATATTGAGTTAATGCAAGAGCCGAACCGCCAAACGGATCAACGCTACCAGCGGCAGCACGGGCGCGGATTGTAGCAGCGGTAGCTAATGTCTTCTCAAGAACGGCAATGCCTTGCTGCTTATATTTCAACGCATCTGACTTGGCCTGTAACTCTGCTTGTCGAGCCTGTGCATAGGCAGTCTGTCTTTGCGACTCACCAGCGGCAATCGCTCCTACAGCACTAACGGCTGAAGATGCAGCGGCCATAAGGATTGGAACACTAAACCCCATTGTTTTACCCCGTTGGAACGCTTACGCGATAATCTAGGAACAGCAATGTCATCTTGAGTGGCGCAGTCTGGGTTACAGTTACCGAGCCTTCGTAATCGTATCCGAGCAACGGACCAACACGCTTCAGACCTGTAAACTCAGCTACCGGAGCATCAAGGACATTGGTATCAAATGTTCTAAATGGAATTTCGACTCCACCGATTGAAGCGTTTTGCGTCTGATAGAACTCTGCCTCAACTTCGATGATGCGCTTTTTATAGCCACGAAGGTTGCCAGTTTGTATCCGTGGCTCAATCGGCATTGTTGCAATCGTTACCGTATAATCAGTCCCGACGACAAAAGACGTTGCAGACGCACGGTCGAATGTAATTAGGCCACCGCTGCTTGCCGTTTCGTCTGACAGCATAACACCGTCAGCGATGACCTTGACCGTCTTCGCAGCCAGATTGGTAGCCGTGACGTTTGCAGCCGCACCACCAGTGACGGCATTATCTAATGTGAGATCACGATCAAATTGCTCTACATGGTATTTAGTCGTGCCGTTAATTGTGCGTTGCACAACGACATAGATCGTATCGACATCGACTGCGACAGCCTTAAATAGACCGTCCGTTGTAAACTTGCTCGGTGCAATGATGTCCTGAGACCGAAGAACCGAGTATGCCGTGAATGACCCGTCGCTGTTTACGAGCATGAGCAAATCGGCTTCGTCAGTATCCGTAGCTCTGCGTAGCGCAAGATCAACTGGTGTATTGATCAGATGACCGGACAGAACCGAGATATTGTTCGAGATATAGGTCGCCTGAGCATCCGTATAAATGAACTCTTTTACGGTCTTACCGCCACGCTGGACGTATAGTGTTCCGGCTTCCAGACCGACAGGAGACACACCAGCAAGCATACCGTTACGAGTTGCGACACGAACGACGAACTGCGTCGGCGTTAATGGATCACCAAGCCCCTGCGGGACATAGAATTCTGCGCCAGTGGTAAAGATTTGTAGATCGCGGCCAGAGTAAATATCTACGATAGCATTGAACTGATCGACATCGAGTGTGGCTTCCAAGCCATCGTCATCATTGCTTGCTTGTTTATCAAAGTTGAAGACATCACCGACACGGCTACCCCAGAGAGTTGATGGTCTGGTTTTTGATCCACCAAAGAATAGGCGACCTTCGTGGAATGTCACACTACGCGGCCAACCACGGGTTGCTGACCAGCTATGCTCATAACCACGCTCGATCTCCCATTCACCGGAAGCATACGCCGATGTCTGGCTAAACGGGATTTCTACCTGAGCTTTAACTTTTGTCGTGCTGACATAGGTAACAATACGAGCGCGGCCATAACCGTAACCATCCTTGACGTTGATATATTGCTCAACATCTGTCGAAACGAATGTGCCGCCAGCGCAAGTTAATTCGATGAACCCTGTCGATGCAGACGGAGTCAAAGTTGTCGATGGGCTACTTGTCGTTATTGTGAAAGCATAATGCGGGATATAGTTGAATGAGATTGTGCTGAGTGTCCAAGAGGCATCGGTAGCCCCACGGACCAGCTTCAATGGGGCTAAGTCCTCATGCACAAAGATCATTGTGTCTGCCGACTGAGCATATTTCAGGTTTGGCAGAATGGCTGATGTCAGTGTCGATGCGGCCAGATATGGATTGCCAGAACCGTTGATGTTCGTAACCAGCACACCGTTCTTGAAGATGTAGATGCGCTGATCGACGACTGCGAACATATAAGAGTCAGCAACCGAGAACTCGAACGGGATAAGCGAGACACCATTCGCGGCACTGGCCGGAAGATCATAGATGAACTTCAAACCCGGACGACGGCGCACACCACCCTGCGGGATGACGACTACGTTTTGAGCGGTCTTTAATGCTGAGAAATATTGATTAAGGTCGATACGACCACGCAATAGCGGGTCAACCTCTCCAACCGTGAAGTTCGTTTGGATATTGACAATCTTCATCAATACCTCACATGAACAAGAGAGTAGTCCTCAATATATTGGTTTGGCTGGTTCTGAGCATCAATCATTGTAGCCTGACGGAAAAAGCCGCCACGACCATTGTCGATTGGACCACCGACAGCCATGCCCATCCAATACTGTGATTTGCTGATCTGATCTGTCACTGGCTCGGCAAAATGCCAGCACAGGAAATATTTAAGAAGCTGAACAAAATACTGCGGCAGCGCATCCTCAGACACATCATACTGGTAATCTATCCAGATAGATGAGTAGTTGGTCTGAATCTTTGAGCCAATCTTTTCCCACTCGGTGACAGGACGGCCACCGGAAGATGTCGTGATGAACAGCGCCCTAGCACCAGCAATCAGGTCGCCGGGAAGCGCAAACTCATATTTCCACTCTGTGACCGGAGTGGTTTCGAGCTTGGCAAGTTGTTGCTTCTTCATAGAGAATGACCACGGATACATGGTCAGCAACATAACCTTCACATCGTCATAGAGCCGATCTGTGATCTGAGCTGCCGATGAACCATCCGAGAAAGATGTAATAATGTTCGTGCCGAGCATAATCAGGGCATCGTTACAAATTTTCAGTTTGGTATCGCCTGTAGCCATTTCAGGACTCCATTACGAAAATATATATATTCCAAATGACTTAAAGAAGAAAGCCCCGGCCCATTTCTAGGTCGAGGCTCTCAATTTCGTCAGTTACCGGGCCGATTAGTCGGTGTCGGTAGCTGAAATGGTCGTGCCGTCAGCGATGTCAACGGTCGTGCCATTGTTTGAGTTCACATACGAGATCACAAGCGACGGGGTCGTTGTGTCGTAGAGGAACAGAACGTCACCGACCTTCACGATGGACGCGACTGCGTTGAAGTATGCAGCCGTGTTCATTGTTGCCTGAGTGTCGGCAGACTTATAGCTATACAAAGAGGGAGCATTTCCCGCCTTGTTAGCCGCGATGGTGTTCCAGCCAGCAGAATCAAAAGCCATAGTTCAGTCTCCTTCTCACGATTCGCGGCAGGTGATCTTGACGATGCCTTCGTCGTCAATGGCGACTGCACCAGCAGAGAACATGCTGTTCACAAGGAACGATGTCTTTTCAGGGACATAGTTGATCTCTGTGCGCTGGTTCATGCCGATGCCCATGCCGACTGCGTCACGGTGGAACGCATAGCATGTGCGGTCAAGTGAGCCATCAATCGGGAGGCCGCCTTCTGAGCGGTCACCGATGGTGACGAACTTGAAGCCGAGGAAGGTGTCGATGTCGCCAGAAACGAGCGCACGGACTGAGTTGAAATCAGCCGAGGTCGTCTGGGTTTCACCGAGCAAACCTTCGAGGCCCGAAGCCGAGATGACCATGCAACGGCCTTCCATTGGGACGTTGTTCTGATCAAGCAACTTCTTGGCGCGGCGGAGTTTTGCCACATTGAGGTTGGTGGTTGCGCCACCGACGCTGTTTGCAACTGTCAGCGAGGTGCTGGAAGCTGCGAGAGCATCGAGGAGGATCTGGTCCATACGGCGGCCAATCGCGCTCGACACGACCGAAACGAGTTCGCGGCGTTCGTCGAAGTTGACCTTTGCCTGATGGAAGATGTCGCTGTATTCGGCAGCATTCCAATCGGCCATCGTTGCCGTGACCTGTGAATAGCTGACGTTAAGCGGCGAAACATCGGTCTGAGGAACGCGGATCGTAGCCGAGCCCTTGCCGATTTTCGGGAACTTTACTGTAGAACCTTCGACACCGTTGCGCTCACGGACGAGGCCAGCCAAAGCGCGTGACGCTTGATAGGCTTGCTTTACTTCCGCGTCGAACAGCGTGACAAAGGCATTGGAGATAAGCTGTGCCATTGTATTGCTCCGTTCGAGGTTAAGGTTTACTCACGCAACGGTTATCCTGTCGGGCCGTTCACTTGGGATTTTATGGTTCCCCAACCAGAAATATCCGGCCTTACGGTTATCGGACGGGTGAATAAATAAATCACCCGCCCAATTCTGTCAAATTAACCCGGAATTGCCTGAGCAAACATCTTCTCAACCTTGCGGGTGAAAGCCATGTCTTTTCCGTAACGCGGGTCGCCGACCATTGCGTATAAGTCATCTTTAGATACGCCTTGCTCTTCGATCATACCGCTAGTTGGGATAGCCATTTCGCCAGAGGCTTGACGAATCTTGTTCAAAGCCGACACAAAAGCGGCGCTTGTAGACGCTTGGGCTACGGCATTGAGTTCTGCTTCGTTCAGGATCGACCGACCCAACTTACCAAGCCACTGGTTATTGGCCTTGATGATCTCGTCTGCACGGTTGCCGAGCTTCTTGAGTTCAGCCTCGCGGCTTACTTTCATCTGCTCCATAGCACCGGAGACGTTATCAAGGTAGGACTTGGCGATCTTCTCGAAAGCATCCTGAGACAGACCGAGTTCCTTAGCCGTAGCCAGATAATTGACCAAAACAGGGTCATCATCCGGCACATTGGCAGCCTTGAACGCTTCAAGATTGTATTTACCGTCCTTCGGAGCCTTGTGTTGACCCTGAGAGAACTTGGTTCTTAACTCATTGTAGGACTTGGCAAGCGCCTCAACGTCTGGACCGTCAGCATCTGACCAGAAATTCTCCGGCCAAAAGTCTGGGCGTTCCAGTTTTTCGTCTTCTTCTGGTGCTTGAGCCGCTTTTTCCTCTTCGGTGAGTTCCCGATGTTGGATTTCGACTTCAGTTTTTGTTTCAGTTACCGTTGCTTCAGGAGCTAACAGGCTCTGGTTGTCGGTTTGGGCAGAGCCCTCTCCGGCCTGAGTTGTCTGTTCTTCTGTCATTAAGTCCTCGCACGTTTGATCCGCTCTTTGATAAGCCGAACGACGCTATTTTGGCCTTCTCTATGGAAGCCATGAGACGCTTCGTCTCCCGGGAACCAAGTCGGTTGTTCGAGAAACCGATTTTCTAATTCAGCCAATACTTTAGCGCCAGCTTCGGAAGTGAACACCAGAGCGTAAAGGGTGTCCAAATCCTTCTGTTTATTTGGTTCTGTCACAGATTACTCCCCTAATGGGTAGCGTTCATCTTCGGAGGCAAACGGAGATTTGTTTTGACTTATCCGATAGTTAGCAAAATCAACCGCTTTTTTAATAATGCTTTCAGGTATCTTTTGAAAAAATGTCTTATCTTTAGGGTCCAATGCTAAGAGCAGGTTGACTTCCTTTTTTGTAAGCGTTGGAACAAGCAACGGCACTTCTGTCTCTTTATTATCAATCATTATACCCATCGACAGTTCTGTAGAAATGCCGCCGTCTGGACGCTTTAATTCGCCAAAGTAACCACTGCCTTTTTCCGTATTGTCAGCACGTTTTCCATAATTAGGCATTACTGAAGACTCCTCATCAATGCTTCTTGGTTGCCAGCGCCCTGTGGTGCTGCGGCCTGAGCCTGTTGCTGTTGGGCCATTGCCTGCATCTGTCCATATTGTTGGGCAATCTGTTCACGCTCTTCCGGCGTAGTAAGGAGTTTACCCGGAACACCGAGACGTTCAGCCACGAAGTCGATGATCTCATCCTTCTTGATGGTCATCATGGCCTCTGGACCCATGCCAGCGACGATCTGAACGAACTGCATAACATCGTTCAGTTCTTCCATATTCTGCGCTTGAGCCAGCGGGGAGATCGGGACGATCTTAACTTCCTCGCCATTGATCTTCAGCGGCAAGTCGATGTCACCGTTCTGGTCCATAATGAACAGAATACGGCTGACAATCGGAACCATTGCCTCGGTAATCAAGCGGCCAAAGGCAGCACCGAGGTTTTGGGCCAATTCATTACGACGCTGGACCACTTCAGTTGCTGATCTGGCTGACATATTGTCAGGTGGCAACGTATCATCAAGCAGCATCTTCTTGATATTCATACGCATATCGTTGATTACGAGTTGCGCGACGTTGAAATCAGCCGACTTAGGCAAAGGTGTCAGGCTTGGGCCCTGCGGTCCACCGTTACGGGCTACCGGAATGATCGCACCGGGTTGGATTTTGACGTTCTGAGGGTTGATTACCCCGTCATCTGCCGCTGTATAAACACCCGAAACGGCCAAAGAAGCGTTCTTCAGGACCAGTTCTAGCGTCTTATTCAGGGTTTTTACGTCCGGCATAGCCGTGATCAACGGGCCACGACCGTAAACTTCCCCTGCAACCTTCATGTAACGGGTTACGATCCACGGAGAAACCTTCATCTCGCGGTAAACGAGCATGATCTTCAGCTTCTCATGGATCACGTAATAGCAGTAGCTACCCGTATCCTTGTTGAATACGGTTGCTTCTAGCAACTCGACATCATCAGTTGGCTTCCGGTCGATTTGTTGCTGCAATATTGGAGAGATGTTGGCATCCGGCCATTGCAATGAGATGGCATCGCCCTTCATCTTCATCTTGCGATAGACGTTATCGACCGTGCCGTGCGGCCCTTCTTCCAGTGATACGAGATATTGCGGAACCGCCGTAAAGCGAATCGGAGCCTTCTCGTCACCCGGCTGGATGAGCATGATCGCTGTGCCAACGGCCAGATCAAGCAAGAACTCTGACATCGACAAGTCAAAGTTCGTTTGACGCAGGATGTTGAACATCCGCTCATTGTAGAAATCCAGAACAGTCTGGACCTCTGCGCGGCGTTGCATCGGGATTCCGTTACCAGCCTGAAGACGACACCAAGCGCGGTAGGGAGGGAACAGGCTTGATTGGATACGATTGGCAAACCGTTGAGTCGAATGGATGGCAGTCGAGTCATAGACCTTCTGCATCTTCTTCTGACCCGGAACGCCGCCTTCGTAGTTTCCGTCATAGAGATTGCGCTGTGGAAGTGCGTATTCGTAGCACTCCTGATAGATTGTGCGCCACTCGTCCTTCTTGGATGCGGCCAGACTAGCGCGTTTGATTACGTTTTCAACACTCATCTTGGCCATAGCACCCTCACTTCTTCTTTGATTTGCCAGCTTTTGACAAAGCAATAGCGACAGCCTGCTTCATTGGCTTGCCGTGCTTCATTTCGAGCTTGATATTTTGCGAGATCACCTTCTGTGACGAACCAGCTTTAAGTGGCATCTTCAGACTCCTTTTCTTCCATTGCCTCTACTTTTGCATATTTCTCATCGGTAATAGGGCCACCAACGAGCCAAGCATCACAAGTGCGTTGAGCCGCACACTTGAACGCAAACAATTCGCAGAACCCTAGATCGGCAGTCGCTACGACAATGTCGTCATATCCGCCTTCGTCTTCAGGCGCTTTCTCAAGACCCTTCTCGATGCAATCCATCATCTGAGATGTCTGGATGAACGCTGCACAATTCCCGCAGCGCATGGTCATCGCTTCAGGAACAGTCACGTTATACATCGCTGCCTTCTTCAGCCAGAAAGCCGCATTAGGTTCGTTCGGGTTTGGCGGCCCATAGCCATACATGATGAACGCATGGTTACGGTTCTTCAGGTTATGGGAGATGTCTTGCGTAGCAAGTGGGCAGGCATATTCGCCCGGCTCCTCAGTCTCCATCTCTGCTTTAAGAAGTGCCATGATCAGCCCTTTTTCTTCATCATGGAAACACGCATATTGTCGATCAGATTAGGATAGGGACGGCCAGCAGCAGCCGCCATCTTCTTGGCCTTTGCTTTTTGCTCAGGAGTGAGCTTCTTGCTCTTGCCGAGAGACTTCGGACGCTCCTTGTCCCAGACTTCCTTCATGATCAGTCCTTCATGTTCTTGATACGCGCACTCAAAGCAGCGGCTTTCTTCTTCGCATCAGCGGTTGAGGTGGCTCCCCAAGCCCTTAATGCAAGAAGTTTCCGAGTTGGGCGACCTTTCTCATCACGATCTGGGCCTTTGACACCAGCCATTCTAGCCAAGAAACTAGCTTTGCGGCCAAGAGCTTCGCGTGATTTAGGAGCGCCTTTGACAGGAGCCTTGAGATTAGACCCTTCAGTGCGCTTAAAGAAAGCTCGACCAGCGGCATTGAGTCCACCTTTCGGGTTCTGATACTTCTTAGCGACCATTAGAGACCACTGAGTTTTGTCGGGAGACCAGTTTCAGGAGCAATACGCTCTGGCGAAAGCAACTGACGATAGCCGCCACGGGTTCGAGCGCGGATAGATGCAGCAAGCGCACGACCCTGCTCGGCTTCCTGAGCGGTCAAACGCTCTTCTTGCTTTTGCTGAATATCCATCTGACGTTGCTGGGCAGCCGAAGCGCCATCATCGCGTCTGTCTAGTCCGAGAGCTTGTGCTATGAATCCCATGATTCAACCTCTTAAAAATATGAGCATCACACCCGTCTGGGGCATAGGCTTCTAGGAACGCCTCATGGCTGAATCCTATCAGTTCTGCCCATCGCAGGGCATAAGGATTATCATTTCTGACGGTTATCTGCAAACGACGCACATTACCAAGCCTAGATATGTGTTCGATCATCCGGCGGCTGCATCTGGTAAAGGTAACGATATTCTCGTTGGCAAAGTTCTTGTCCTTAAAGACCGTCACTTCCCAATTACCCGGCCAGAGATTGTATAGCAGATAGGCCGCTACTGGTTTTCCGTCTATTAGGACAGAAAAGGCATAAAAATTGTTAGCATACGCGACAACTATGTCATCGAAATTGTCATAAGCCGCGACCGTTCTTTGGTCTAAATCAGACAATTCCATGTCATGAATGTGTTTCACATGGAACTCTGTCGGTATCCATGTCATTGGGAACTGTGCTGATCCGATAATCTTCTGATCCGGCATCATGCGAATACGTCGAAGTCCGTGTTTGCGGTTGTGGTTGCGAAGGGTTTACCGCCGATATGGTGGCCACGGGTCAGTGTCCTAAACTCACCGCCGCCAAGCATAAGATACCCAAAAGCGTCCCCGATATGAGAATGTTCATTCTTGTTTGGCGCGTCACGGAATCTATCTGTGCCTCCACCGACTCCAATTCTTTTAAAATGATACCCCCCTGCAAGGCTTTTTCTAAGCCTTTGGCATCCTGAGTCGAGGATAAGTCCGGGTTTTCCATCTATGAGCCTCTGCATTGGCAATGCCCCAGCTTCACGGCGAACCATAAAGTCGTTTGACGCAGTTGGCTGGGCATTTAGACCGAGGGTTTTCAGATAATCAAAGGCTGTTACTTCGAAAATACCATCACGCGCCACACCAGCCGGGTCGCCCCAGATAAAGATTTGGGCTTTCGGGAAGTGCGTCATGACATCGTGCATCAGGATTTGCCCGAATCTTTCGAGGCCCATCGAGAACGAGACGATTTCGTGAAGGATATGCCAGCGGCCATTACGCATTTTCTGGCCGAAGACAGCTGCGGGAGTCAGTCCAAAGTCTAATCCAATTTGTAGCGGGACTGCTGGATCATAATCGAGCTTATCAACGACCATAAGGGAGTCTGTGTATTCAGGCCAGACGGCCTTTCCTTCTTGGACATAGACATATTGGCCACCGACATAGCATTTGATCCAATCGAGGTTTTTGCCACCGAGTTGTTGCTCGTAATAGCCGGGGGGAAGGTTATTCAGGTTCTCGGCTGTATCATTTATGGTCCAGTGCTTCCCAGCGGCGGGGATCGCACCGGGATGATCGGCTGGCACTTCCACCATTCCGGGGGGTTGCTTGAAGAATTTCCACTCGTATTTGCCGCGAATTGGCTCTTTTTCGGACAATCTATACCACCAATGGTCGGTATCCATCGGGTTCGTATCGGCCCAGATACCACGCCAAGTCGGTCCACCGTGAAGTTTAGTCGGGAAACGACCGACGCGGTGTGTTAGGCCCTGAATAACAGCTAGTGGCAGTTCTCTGGCCTCATTCACCCAAGCACCAGTGAGTTCGAGAGACAGTAGTTTACGGACATCTTTTGGCTGATCAAGGGCCAAAAATATAACTTCGCAGTCCACTCCGGGTATTCCATCCCGACCCGGCAGTTTCAGATGGTGTGTAATCGGAGGGGACCAGCGCATTGGCCCCCAAACATCCTCTGGAAACAGGTTTTGCCAAGTCTTGATCGTAGTGGTTCGCAACTCAGGATACGAGTTACGGACGATGACGAAGCGCGTATAGCGCGTATTATCGACCGGAGACGGTCTTTGCTGGACGGCTTTCAGGAATATCTCGGCAGCACAGGCATAGGATTTCCCACTACCGACAGGGCCGAGGAGCCCACGGAAGAAGGCATCGTTATTGAGGAACTTCCAAGTGGTCGGGGCTTGCGAGAAGTCGAGGTCTAGGCCAGCGGCGGCGAAAGACTCTGCGGCTTCATTCCGGGACTTCTTCTTCGGCGCTTTCATGCTTGATCTCATAGGTTGTTGTGGCTTGCGGTCCACGGATATTGATACCGAGGATAGACGGTCGTTGCTCGTCCGACCCGATTTCTAGTAGGCCGTGATGTTTACTGAGAAGGCGGAGAGCAGACAATTTGTCGTGCATTTCGACTTCGATAGCGTTCCCGTCCTTGGTCGGCGTGACTTTGACCTTCTTGATCGACTTCTGAACGTGCAAAGGCAAGTCGTAGGAGTTCTTTACCATCACATTACCAGTGGAGTCCCATGAGAGGACATCGGTAATGGCTGCCGAACCTATGGCCTCAATCTCATTCAGGACAGCTTCCCGCTTGTCTTCCGAACCAGAAGCGACAGACCGCCTCATAACTCTAACTCTACCCATGCAATCTCCATATCAAATGTTAAATTTACTTGGGGAATGACCCTTAAACTACCTTGACAGATATTGACTTAGACACCGCGAACCCCCTTAGTTATCCCCGTGAGGGGATACATCGTAACTTAGCTTAAACACGTTCTCCGAAAATTGAAAAAAAATTGAGCGGCCTACCCCGCAGTAGAGGCCGACCCCGGGGGGAGGGATAGTGCCTCTCACACAAAGCACCCCCGTTGTATGAGCACCGCAAGAGACGGTGGTAGCGATCCATAGCGGTTGAGGTGAAGCCGAAACGCTTGAGCAATAGCCGATTGATTGACACCTTGATTGGCTAGCGTTGTGAGCGATCGAGGATCGGTTGAGATATCGTAACCATATGTTCGACTCATTGACTGTATCTCCCTTTTAATCCCTATCGTGTTATCATTAACCGTCTCTATGACTTCATTAGTCTTTTTAATAGGTTGAATATCTTCTGTGCTATCCGTTGCGTATGGAATAGAAGCCTTCAATTCCTCGTCTGTTGGTATTGGATCGTTTGAGGAAAAGAGCACCTGATATCTGCTCGTCATCCATTTAGAGGATTGTTGCGGAAACCATTTAGGTTGTAACTTCCTAATCATTCCGGCGTTGATTAACCGCTTGAGGCTAGCCGATACTTGTGTTGCGCCTAAGCCGGAACAATTCCTGATTGTCTCATAGGTCGGATAAGAGACGCCTTGCCTGCTAACGAATAAACCTAACGTGCATAGCAAGAGCAAATCATTAGGGCTTAAATCAGGACTATAAACCGCCCTTGAAGGAATGATTGAATATCTTCTGCCGCTCGGATCACCACGGTGATTGACGCCTTCACGCGCCTTCGGGACCGTTCTCAATCCCCTAGCCGTCACCTTGCGCCGGATGCGCTCTCTTTTCTTTTCCTGATTATCCTGCAAATTCAACGCCTTATATTATTCTAATCTTTTTCTTAATAAACCGCTTGACTAAATCATTCAATGTTGACATATTGTGATCGTTACCAATGCACAAAAGGATTGCACAAATGACCATTCCAACAACGATCTTCTCAAAGACAATCGTTAACGCATACGGGAACAAAACCCTAGTTTCTTTAGTCCATCGTCCGGCTGGCTTTGACGGTCTTTCAGAAAAGAAAGAGGCTTGGATTGTTCGTCGTCAACAACCTAGCAACCCATGTTTTTTTGGTGAGACCTATAAGACCAAAGACGAAGCCCTCAACGCATACAATGAGTGGGTGTCGTCATGAATGATCTCTTAATCATTCTTGAAGCCTATCAGGTCTTCATCATTCCGGCCGTCATCGGCCTTATCCTTTCCGCAATCATCGAAGCCTAATCTTTCACAATAGGAAATGCACAAATGTCTAACATTCAGGAAACAATCACCAACAAGATCGTGGCCGCCATCGAAGCCGGAGCAGGGGAATTTCAAATGCCTTGGCATCGTTCCGGTGTATGCTCGGCCTTGCCTCACAACCCCATCTCAAAGAATACCTATTCCGGCGCAAACGTCATTTCCCTATGGATTGAGCAGAAAGAGCGGTCCTATTCCTCAAATCAATGGGCGACATACAAGCATTGGCAGTCTGTCGGTGCTACGGTTCGCAAGGGTGAAAAGGCCGTGCATTGTGCCTATTTCTCACAAGGTCTTAAGACGAAACAGAACGAGCAAGGCGAAGACGAAACGCGCTCTTTCATGTTTGCCAAGCCTTTCTACCTTTTCAACGCTGACCAAGTTGAAGGATATTCTGCCAACGGAACGCCGGACACCTTACCGGAAAACCTAGTTCAACGCATCGAAAACGCTGACCAAGCAATTAAAGCAACAGGTGCGGAGATCATCGAAGGTGGCCAACGTGCATTTTATCGTCCCTCAACCGATGCCATATATATGCCGGATCAATGGCGCTTCAAACAGACACCGGACCATGATCCAACACAAGCCTATTACTCAACTTTGCTTCACGAATTGACGCATTGGTCAGGGGCTGAGAAGCGTTTGAACCGGACCAAAGGCAAGCGTTTCGGTGACGATGCATATGCCTTTGAAGAGTTAGTAGCGGAACTTGGCGCGGCATTTCTTTGCGCCTCACTTGGCATCGAAAACGAGCCACGAATTGACCATGCACAATATATCGACGGTTGGCTACGGGTTCTCAATAGCAACAAGAACGCAATCTTTAGTGCGGCCTCACTTGCTACCAAGGCGATGCAATTTATTCTCAAGGCAGAAGCGCAACCAGAAACAATCGCGGCTTAACAGGAAAGGGTAAGACAATGAGCAATGATATTCATATTCACTATGTAACGGCTTGCGAATATCACCGGAACGGAATTGGCGGAGTCGGTTTTCATATTGTTGACTTTGTATGGTCATACAAAGACTTCCCCGCTACCAAGGCCCGCGCAATAGTCTTCGACAATGGGGATGAATACCCTACACACTATGCAATCACGACAGAAGACCCTGAGCAAAAATGGCGAGGCGATGCTTTTATTGATTATCTATGGCCACTAATTCAAGAACTAGTCGAAGAAAAATGGCAAGCTACTCTTGCGCGACTTAAAATTGAAGAAAGAATAGGACAATGACTGAATTAAAAAGATGGTATATCACAATCAATGGTAAGATTTATCGTAAAGGATTAAATCCGCATTTTAATGCGACATTCGATGATGCTATTATAATTGCAAGAGATTGCGCTACCGGATACTTCGGCAAAGGAACATTCCCTAACAGTGTCAGGATATGGTCAGAGGATAGAACGTCTTACCAAGTCAGCCGTCAATAGAAACGAATTAGGGGGCCGATAAAGCCCCCTTTTTCTTGACCATATAAAACCACCGGAAAGATTAGGCTTGCCAATGGCGGCCAGTTTCTGTTGATCCTAGGACTAAACTAAAACGGAATGGAGTCGTTTAGATCGTGAGCGGAACCATAGCCATCAGCTTGAACCCTTGGAGAGCCCCCTCTTGCGACGGTCTTTGCTATTCCTTGATTATCGGGGTTTTCATATTGACGGGCCGATAGGCTATAGAATGTCCGGCCATCTTCATCACGTTGCCACCCACCAATGTCAAACTTCACCCCATCAATCCAAATATAACCCTTCAAATCGGGGTGTTTATCTTCTTTCTTGGTGGGGTTTTTCCAAATCTTGCCCATGTTTTTTTGTGTCGTCATTGCAAATTTTCCTTTCGAATTGTGCAATCCTTGAACAATATCTTCATGGCGTTTAGATCACAATCGGACGGGCCAATTTCCCCGTGGGCAAATCTCAGGGCGGCCCAGAATAAATTTGGTTTCCATAGTATCCCCATGGCGTGCTGCCTAAACTCTCTTTTGGGCGCGAGTAAACCCGTCCAATGCCTTGATTATATGTGGCGAGTTGAAAGCTATGTTTTTCGAGCGGCAGAAGTCCCGAAACCTGTTAGCAATCCAATCAGGATCGTGGCCTGTATTGTGCGCTCGGATGCGGGATGCCCATGGCGTATATTCAACCGAGCCATCACTAGGAAAGTTGGCTTCCGGTGTGGGTATTGCCATGGCGTTCTGACTCGGCGCGGCGGGGGCAACTTCCACGGGGGCCACATCCTCCCACCTCCTTTGGTTCAACCATGTGGCTGGGTGCGGGATGTAGTTAATATCCTCTGAGAACTTATGGCTGCCGAGGGAAGCGATGATTACGCTGGCTTCCGTGCTCTGCACCGCTTTGACCCACGCTTTCTCTGCGGCTCCTTTGCCAACCTTCCTCGGATAGCCAAGCCAAAACTTATTAAAATCTTCAGACTGAGACGCTCGAACTTGTTTCGAGCAAGATATAGGTTTTTCTTTACTGGTTATTATTACAGGTTTGGGTGGCATGGTGCTACCCTCGGGGGTGGCATGGTGCGATCCTAGGGGTGGCAAGGTGCTATCCCCCATATGCAAGCCGTATGAATACCCCAATGTTCGCCCATGTTCGTCCAAGACCAGACGGCGAGAAAGCAAACCTTTTTGCTCTAAAGATTGGGTAGCCCTTCGAACTGTGTCGCGGCTCAAACTTGTATCATCTGCAATCTTATCAAGGCTCGGAAAGCACTGACCTGTATCAGCATTATGCCGATCAGCAAGCGCCAGTAGTGTGAGCTTCTCTGCGGATGATATATCTCGGACGGTCCACGCCCAATGTGTTGCCTTGTGGGACATTGCCTTCGCCTCTTGAAAAGGTAGGCATGATCGTCCATAAGGTTAGACAACACGCCTACGGCTGCACAACGTAGGTTTAGAGGCGGCTACTGTTTTGCGTTTTCCAGTAGTCGCCTCATCTTTTTTTTAATCTAGTTTGAACCCGTTAGCAATCTTCTCTTCCATCTTACGGTAGCCATGAAGCACCGAAGTGTGGTCCTTGTTGAGCATCCGGCCTACTTGCATCAGGCTCAGGCCCAGTTCCCGTCTTAGCCGATAGTAAATCTCAAACCTACAATCGACGAACTTTTGACTCTTGGCTTGGCCAGCCACGTCTATGAATGTCATGCCATGCTTTACGAGAACCTTAGCGATCACATACCGAGCCGACTGCCGACCGGAAAAGCCCTTCATCAAGAACGCTGTCTTCCGAAGGAACTCATTCTCGCCATAGATTTGAGTCCAGACCTGATCCAGCATGGCGCGGAGAGCAATCTCTTCTTCCGGCTCTTGTGGCGCTAGATTGATGACGTCTCTGACTACTGGCTTCGGTGGCTCTATTGGCTCAGGCAGCTTCTCTTGTGGCTTTACTGGCACGATTGGCCGAGAGGGATAGAACTTCTCCCGTAGGGCTTTGTGCTTCTCGTATGAATATGCGTATGCCGTTTCCATTGTTCACCCATTTTGCTGTTAATTCTGCACATAGGCTGTCGTCCTCGACGGCTCCAGCCTGAACGATTAAATCCATTAGTGGTTTGATTAAATTGTCGATGTCCCTCTTTCTTTTATCTGGTCTTGCTGCCTCGAATACGACTACATACTGACCATTGATTTTGTTGTTAAGTTGTCCACGAATTATCCCCAGATTTATTTCTAACCAATCACGATATATCTTGGACTTAATCACGCCTCTGCCCGGAACTGCCCGGAACAGACGGTTCGCAGACGGTGGATATTCGCAAGTTAATTCGATCAAGACTTAGTTAATTCCCATCCACGCCCAGCGTTGACGATACAAGCGGAGCCGTCAGGCTGGATGAACACAAGCGTCCAAGACTGAGGGCCACGATAGAACTGGATCGCCAGCTTGTCGTCGATCCTAATCGGCTCTTGCGGCTCCTCGCGATACTCAGACCGTAAGCTATTGTCTATGATCGAACGATCCAAACAGAAGTGCGGTCCAAGTATAATCATTGAAGAGGCAAGAATTATTGGTTCCATAGCAGCCTCGAAAAAGGTGCCGGAGTTTTTTAGGCTCCGGCTAGTCTGGGAGGAACGCTTCAACAAGAGGCGCAGGATTAGGCTACCACCAATCTACCTTTCGTCAATACACATTTGATAGATTGTCTGAAGAAAAACTTTCAGCTTCTTCTCATCAGCCATCTTGAGTAGCCCCTGCCAGTGCTTCACAGGAATGTTGCCGCGCCTGATCCATTGAGCCGGAAGAGACGGTGCGACTTGTAGGCGACGAGCGATCTCACGCTGGCCACCGAGTGCTTGGAAAAACTCAGCCATGTTCATCACTCTTTCTCCTTCAGTGCGTCGTCGACAAACACTTGAATTACTCCGTAGGCCGCTTCGCTGTTTGGGACTTTCTTGATGCTCTGCAACGCTTCCCGCAACCGTGCATTTTCTTTCTGCATTTTAATTAACTGATCCTTTAATTCTTCACCGCGCTTCCAAAGCCTTTCGATCTCGGTCCTTAGTTGCTTAGTCATTGATGAAGTCCTTATGCTTCCAGACGATGTGGTCCCTATTATTACCGCGCTCTGGATGGCGGCGACGAACCTCTGTAGCTACAATATAACCAGCTTCAGTAAGCTGGGCTCTCCGGCTCCGGTAATGGCTGGTGAGGCAATCGAAATGATTAGCCATCTCGACATCGGTGAACCCTGCATACCCACAATCAAACGCATAGCTAAGGATAGCCTCATGCGTTTCTGACATATGTGGCATTACTGATCTTGCCGCCTCAATAGAAGTATCACGGCTCTTTTCCCGATACAGATACCGCTCTTGGATAGCCATCACATTATTCAAAGCGTCCATAAAACTCATTTGACAATCTCCATTTGTGCATGTAGCGTTCGGCTACATCGTGATTCGTAGCGGTGTATGCACAATCTGTCAATAGGGAATAACCCATGACCTTAAATGAACTGGCCCACCTATCGAATGAACTACTGGCCGAGCTTGATACGTTCTTCGTAATGCTATCAGCCGAAGAGCCGCCTACAGATGAAGACTTGCGGGTAGCTATCGAAGATTTAATCCTTGCTGCCGAAGACGTTCAAGTCGCCATCGACGAAGTATTCAGCGACGAACTTGATGAAGATGAACAAGATGAAGAAGAGGATGAACTACAATGAATATCCACCAAAGATTAGCCAAAGCTATGGAAGCCGTAACTTATATCCAGAAAGAGAAGAAGGCTGGTATGCGCTATAGCATCGTCAGCCATGATGCTGTGACTGCCAAGGTGCGGCCAGCATTGCTTGAGGCTGGCATCGTTTACTATCCGGTTCATACGTCTGCTTCCCAAACCGGGAACAGAACTGAAGCCCACATGACAATCAGGTTCGTGAATATTGACGAGCCAAATGACTATATTGATGTGCAGACATTCGGCTATGGCATCGACGATCAGGATAAAGGCCCGGGCAAGTCGATGTCTTATGCGGTAAAGTATGCTCTGCTTAAGACACTCGGCCTTGAGACTGGAGACGATCCTGATCTGGATCAATCAGTTGAGTTCAAAGGCGGTGATGAAAAGCCGAAGTCGTCTTATGCTCTAAAGAAAGAGAACCCGAACCGCTGGTCCGAGATTGAGAACATGATCCGTAATGCTAAAAGTCGTAAGGAAATGCTTGAGATGAAGTCTAACCTACGCGAAGAAGCAAAGGCTTGGCCACAGGCTTGGAAGGATGCTTTCAACGATATGTGGGCTAAGGAATGGGACGAGATGAATGACTAATCTGTCCGAGGAATACAGGCTGGCGGCGAAGGAGTGGGTTAATCAAGACTCCATTGCTTCGCTGCTAGAGGAAACAAAGTCTCACTGGTTTGCTCAACGTGTTCTCAAACTAGGTGCTGACAGGCCAGTGAACCAGAGAGAGATGGAAGTTAAGGCTCATCCAGAGTGGCATGAATATATCGAGACGATGGTCATGGCGCGAAAGGAAGCTAATCTCTTGAAGGTGAAGATGGAATGGATACGGATGAGGTTCGCAGAAAGACAGTCATCAGAGGCGACGACGAGAGCCGAGATGCGCCTGTAAGAAAAACAAAGTCGAGGAAGTTACGTGCAGAATTATTCCAACAACACAACGGCATCTGTCATATTTGCCAAGGTAAAATCTTGGGCCACGAACAGTGGGAAATCGAACACATCATACCGATCTCGCTCGGCGGAGAAGACCAAGGTAGTAACCTCGCTCCGGCTCACAAGTCCTGTCATAGCGGGAAAACAAAAGAGGATATTAGGCGGCTTTCTAAAGCCAAAAGACAACGCGCTTTTCACTTGGGTAATCGAGTCTCCAGAACTCCGCTCCCATTCGGAAAGCAAAGCAAACTAAAGAGAAAATTAGATGGCACAATTATTCAGCGTGAACCAAGGAAGAACACCGATGCACCATAGCGATGTATTAAAATCAGCACAGTCGATTGTTAACCAGCGTGGCAATGAGTATGGCGACCTAAGTTCGTCATTCGTCAGAGCCTCAACGATTGCATCGGCGATCTCTGGTAAACCAATCAGTTCTTACGACATCGCTATCGTCATGATGGCGGTAAAAATGTCTAGGATCGGACACAATAAATCTAAGCCGGATAGCTGGGTCGATCTGGTTAACTACACAACATTCGCTGCTCAGTTCGCAGATGAGGAGCCGGATAATGTAAGGAAGTTGAACCTTGCTGAGACCAAGCAGAACATAGCTGACGCGGTGAAGGCAGATGCCAGTTGACGATCACACCACTGGAGTTGTCTTCGCAATCTATATGTTCACAGGATTTTTAGCCTTCGTAATATGGATGTGGCAAAATGGTAGGCTTTGAGACAAAACGAGACATGGCGATGGCTAGATATGCTGACATGGAAACGATTGATCACATCATCGAACTGCGTAAAGAATTAACACAGGTCAAGAAAGAACGTGACAATGTGTTGGCTCATGCAGTTGAGATGGCTGTCATCCGTGCCGAGAATGATTGGTTGAAAGACAAGATCATTAAACTGAACGGTGTGATTACCAAGCTGTCTAATGAATTAAAGATTATGCGAGACAATGAAGAGTAGGATCGCAATCTTCAGACATGATCCAGAGGCAAGCCAAGACTGTGTCGATGGCATGGTCGAGGCTTTGTCTGGCGAGTTCTCTATAGTTACATTCGATGAGAAAGAATATGCACAAGCAATTACAGACGCAGACATCGTGGCATTTCCCGGTGGAATCGGGGATGCGGCAAGATATTACGATTTTTTTAGACGTAGGGACGGAAACGAAATTGAAGATTTCATCTCGCGTGGGGGGAAATATCTCGGAATCTGTATGGGCGCTTACTGGGCTGGACCAGATTACTTTGACTTGCTCAACGGCCTTAGTCCCGTTCAATACATCAAGCGTGAAGGAGCAGACGTAAAGAGATCATTCAGCACGATTGCCGATGTCGAATGGCTCGGCAAGAAGACTAAGATGTTCTTCTATGATGGATGCACATTCACCGGAGAAGGACGATGCCAGATCATTGCTAGGTATTCTAACGGTGATCCGATGGCAATCATACAAGGAAGGGTTGGGCTGATCGGTTGTCATCCAGAGGCTCAACAAAAGTGGTTCAATAAAAAGTATATGCAGAAACACTGGCATGGCGGCGCTCATCATGAGTTGTTGCTATCGTTTACTAAAAGATTGATGAGGCAGAAATGAAATATTACATCTTCTTGTTGTCGATTAAGCTGGCTAAGTGGTCATGCAGTCATGGCTTCGTGTTTGATCACTTGGATGCGGCAGAAGACCTAGAGGTATGGCATCGTCATGGCTGAACCTTGGACACAAAAAAGAATTGACACGGTGTTACGTCTTGTCAATACTAAGGGACTGTCACTGACAGCCGCAGCGCATGAGTTAGGGATCACACGCAAAGCGCTGACAGATGCAGTCATAAGACACGGATATAAGATAGTCTTCATGACAACAATCACAAAGGCATGAACAATGTATAACCTTGAGAAACAAGCATCCGGTTCAATTACATACGACTTCGACATCGAGTTCACACATGGCACCGAGTTCTACTTCGGTGAAGGCAGCGTCGAGGTAGAGTATAAAGCCGAGACCCAAGACGGTTTCTGGCAAGTCGATGATAGTAAAATATCTACGATCTATAAGGTCGTGCTTTACAATACAGACGGCAATGAGGTGGCCCCGTATCCGGCGCTTATTGATGCCATGATCCAGACGCTAGAAGAGAAACAGTTAGAGCGCATAGACCAAGCGATCTATGATGAGATTGAGTCGTCAGAGTATTATTAAATTAGATAGTCGCCACGGAATACCGGACGGCCATCGACCAACTCACAGAGTTCTGGTGGCATCATTATACCATCCCGGAATGTGATGAGGACAAAGCCCGGTTGCGCTCTGCTTGCTGTGCCTTCGGCATACTCAAACGCCTTGTGCATTGGGTCTCCGAGCATCCCGCACTCGACACCCCAATGAGAACCATTGCGGTTTCTGACTGCCGTGATTTGAAGCTGGTGAGTATGGCCAGTGACTACCGAAATCCCAGAGTGAAGAGCACTGTTCCAGCCAGCATGAATACCGCTTCTAAAGCGATGGCGTATTTCCACTTTGTTGATGTGAGTCGCCCAGCAGAAAGTCCAATCGCTAAACCGATCAGAAAGCCGCCCAGCGTAATCATCAAGTTCTGGGGCATTGTTGGCCAGATAATTATCCACACGTTGATCATGGTTTCCCATCGTCCAGATGCGATGCTTGGCTCTGTATAAGGTATTGATCCAAGCCTGTGCTGCTTCGATTTCTTTGGTCAGCTTAGGAGCGTTCTGTCCGAGCAGGCTACCGTGTCGGCTGACTCTTGCACCATCTAGGATGTCCCCGTTGAGGACGATGATCTGTGGTTTGAATTGTTTACTCGCTATGGCGAACGCCTTCATCATGATCGTTTCATTATGAGGCCAGATATGGGCATCCGATCCGATCAGTATCTGGCAGTTATCTAGTTCGATCTCATGGCACTGAGGATAGGTCCAGCTTTGCGCTGGCGCGTTGTTCGCCTCAATGAATAGTTCTGGGTAGTAGGACTTGGCTAATTCAATTCTGGCTTGGAAGGTGGAGCGTGGGATTTTCATTTCCCGTGCTCCGGCAGCATGATTGTGGTTCAGTTTAAAGAAGACCTTGACGGTCTCTGCCGCTACTTCCTTGGATAACTTAGGGGGAGACATCTGCCATTTCCAATGCTACGCGCTCTACATCTGAGACTCGACGCATCCAGCCTGTGCCGAATGTGTCAAATGTTGCTAGACGATGCAGGAACTCACGACGCTCCTGACAAATCTTCTGGATCAATTCTTTAGGATCAACCTTGGCAATCGCGTTCATTGTGCCGGGTCCGATCAGACCATCAGCCACAACACCGGATGCAAGTTGCAAGAAGCGCACGGCTCGACCAACACCAGAGTTTACCGACACATCGAAGGCGCAGTAATCCACCCCTGCGGGTAACTCATCCCCTCGGACAAGATTCCAGTATCGGGTCTTATAGAATGGCGTGACCATCTCTTGCGTCAGGCTCCGCATTTCCTGTTCATCGACAGGATTACCTTTATACTCTTCCCATGCCCGTTGTGTGACACCGAGATTGGTGCGACCGCCCGGGTCTCGCGGATGATTTACGTAACCGCCCTCATGCTTCAGGAGATGCTTAAGAGCCAAGTCAAAGTTCGATTTCATTACTTGCCATCCGTATGACGGTGAGCGGAGCCGAAATAGTATGAAAGAACCAACATCAAAGCGCCATCAAGTGTGCCGAGAACACGGGCAATCAATTCACGCATGGATGATTCGATGACATTATGCAACATGAACCATTGCACACATCCCCAAGCCACGACAACGATAACTGCCAAGACACGCGGTGTAAGATCGTGGGTCATAATGGCATAGTTTCTGGCGCTGTCACGATCAGAAGCAGCAATTCTTTCCAGATCAATATCCAGAGACTTCATCTGAACCTTGAAGTCAGCGTCGATCTTTTTAAGAGCAGCTAGTTGGTCAGCAGTTGGATTGGCGAGAGCGGCATTGATCTCGTCTTCTGTGCCGTCAGCGTGGCCTAGCAAGGCATTAGACAGGGCTTTAACAGCCATACCAGCGACAGGCCCACCGAGAGCCGTAGCAATCGTAGG